CTATATTTTTGCCCCGCGGGGACTTTTTGAGACAAGTTTCCGAACTTGAGGAGGCACGAGTGCGTGTACCAGGCGTCCCATTCGATCAGGGGCGACACCCACAAGGCAAGTTCTCCGGAAACTTCCCTGTTGCTGGCGTTCTGCACCGTACTTACGGTGTTTTCGGCAAAGATGGGTACCGGAGTGCCTATAACATCGGCAAGAACGGCCGAAACGGAGTCGGAATTGGTTTCCACTTCCTCATCGGAAAGAACGAGGGGCAGTGGGTCCAGTTCTATGACACCGACGTCAAGGCTGCACACGCGGTTGGAGCGAACACTTGGGCCATTGGCATCGAGTTCGATGGAGTGAATGAAGACGTCCTGACCGACTGGCAGGTACGTGCAGGCGCTCATATCCTTGCTGCAATGGCCGACAAGATCCCTTTGACCTACTATGATGGTCCTCGCAAACTAGTTCGAGGCTGGTTGAACCATGCCAGCGTCCCAGGATCGGACCACACAGACAAGGTCACAAGAGAAGATTGGGCTCGACTCGTTGCTCGAGCCGGGAATCAGACACCAACCCTTCCGGCTAAGGAAGAACCCGCCGACATCAAGGAGGCAGACATGTACATCGCCGTTGGCGGAGTTGGATTCTTCGCTCAGTTCGGCTTGGTGACCATTCCTCTCGAGGGTCTAACCCTCCAGGGGTTCGCGGATCTCATCGCTCACCCGAAGTCGGTGGGGTTCATGACCATCCCCGAAGGAATGCCTGCTCAGGCCTTTGTTCAGAGGGCGATGCAGCAGACGGCAACAGCCATCAACCAGTGACCTGACGCCTAACGAGAGGAGGTAGGATGCCCGCTCGTAAATCGACTGGTCGAAGAGGTAGGCCAGCGATTACTCCTGAGGAACGGGAGAACCAGCTCATCTCGAAGGCGGTTGATCTAGCAGAAAGACAGTTGGAGGATGGTACTGCCACAGCGCAGGTAATCACCCACTACCTGAAGCTTGGATCAACAAGAGAAAGACTCGAGCAGCAGCGTCTCGCCAACGAGAATGTCCTGCTCACAGCCAAAGCAGAGCAACTTGAATCGCAGAAGCGAATCGAAGAGCTCTATGCTGAGGCTCTAGCTGCTATGAGATCATACGCTGGGAACCCGGATACTGGAGACTACGAGTGATAAGATCCTATAGTGAGTTGGCAAGACTCAAGACTTTCGAGGAGAGGTATGAGTACCTCAAACTCGAAGGCAACGTTGGCGCTATAACGTTTGGTTTTGATAGGCACATAAACCAAGCGTTTTACCGCTCGCATGAGTGGAAACACATCCGCAATTACGTAATCGTTCGAGACAATGGCTGTGATCTTGGCGTAGAGGGCTTCGAAATCCATGAGAAGATCCTCATCCATCACATCAACCCCATTGCCGTCGAAGACATCACAGATTGGAACGAAATCGTGGTCGACCCAGAGAATCTCATCACCACAACGCAACTCACTCACAACGCCATCCACTATGGAACGGATTCACTCGCTCCACGAGTGCTACCCGAACGAAAGCCGGGCGACACAGCCCTTTGGTGAACGAAAGGAGGCTTTCCAATGGCAACCAGCATTCTCACTAGCACTAAGCAGATCTTGGGCATCGCTTCTGGATACACCGTGTATGATGCCGACATAATCATGCACATCAACTCTGCGCTGTCCACTGCGAGTCAACTTGGCGTCGGGCCAACTGGTGGCTTCGTCATCAATGACGCCACCACGACTTGGGAAGACCTCTCGCTCCCAGACGATCAGCTATCCATGTTGCGCACCTACGTGTTCCTGAAGACTCGGTATGCCTTCGATCCACCCCAGATGGGGTACCTGGTCGAAGCCATGTCGAATCAGATCAAGGAATACGAGTGGCGGCTCAACATGTTCCGGGAAGTCGAACTACCATAACGCCAAGGAGGTGTGAAACATGAAGCCGGAAGTAGAAGCATTCATCGCCCACTACGGCGTGAAGGGGATGCGTTGGGGTGTTCGCAACGAGCGAGGCGAAGGTGTTCGCAAGTTGACGAAGCCTGGAAAGAAGAAGGAGAAGAAGGGCCGGGATCTCGACACTGCTGAGAAGGCAGGAACGAAGACTAAGTCCAAGGGAGCTGAAGCCGTAGAGAAGCTCACCGCAACGAAGAAGAAGACCGAAGATCATACGCCAGAAAAGGCGCCCGATAAGTCGAACCCAACCAACCCGTATGGAGGGGCTTCGTTCAAGGGTGTTTCTGATGAGGAACTTCGCACAGCTGTGTCTCGCATGCAACTCGAGAAGCAGTACAAGCAGTTGATGGAAGAGGCTCAGCCCAAGAAGAAGAAGAACAAGGGCCTGCAGATCGCCGAAGACGTTCTTGTAAACGTTGGTAAGCAGCAGGCGACCAACCTCCTCAACAAGTCCATCGAGAATCAAATCAACAAAGCCTTCCAGGTCAAGGCCGACCCCAAGCTTCTGAAGGAAGCTGAGGGTATGGATCTTGCCGATCTGCGCAAGGCGGTTCAGAGGAATGACCTCACGAAGAAATTCGCAGGCGGATCTTGATCTCAAGGAGGCGATTGATTTGGCATTGTCTAACACAGCAACGCCTATCTATTACGGGCAGTTCCGAGATGCTGTTCTAAACGGTGAAATCCCGGTCAATCGTGAGATCTCCATGGAGATGAACCGCATTGACGCACTGATCGAAGACCCGGATTACTATTACGATGATCAGGCTGTCGAAGGTTTCATCAGATACTGCGAATACGAGCTGACGCTTACTGATGGTAGCGACCTTCATCTTCTGGATGCGTTCAAAGTCTGGGCTGAGCAAGTCTTTGGCTGGTATTACTTCGTTGAGCGGAGTGTGTACCAACCAGGACTTCATGGAGCCCCAGGTCAGTACGTGACCAAGATGATCAAGAAACGACTCACGACGAAACAGTACTTGATCGTTGCGAGAGGCGCAGCAAAGTCGATGTACGCTGGGATGATCCAAGCATACTTCCTGAATGTCGACACATCAACCACGCATCAGATCACAACGGCTCCTACGATGAAGCAGGCGGAGGAGGTCATGGCTCCGATTCGCACAGCGATAGTTAGAGCCAGAGGCCCCTTGCTCAAGTTCCTCACCGAAGGATCGATCCGGAATACTTCTGGGTCTGCTGCTGATCGGGTCAAACTCGCCTCGACGAAGAAGGGAATCGAGAACTTCTTGACTGGCTCGCTTCTCGAGGTACGACCGATGTCGATCAACAAACTACAGGGGCTAAGACCTCGTGTTTCGACAATCGATGAGTGGTTGTCTGGCGACATTCGAGAAGATGTCGTTGGTGCCATTGAGCAGGGAGCATCCAAGATGGATGACTACTTGATCATTGCGGTCAGTTCTGAGGGAACGGTGCGTAATGGGTCTGGCGACACCATCAAACTGGAGCTCGCAAAGATCCTAAAAGGGGAGTACCAGGCGCCTCACGTCTCTATCTGGCACTACAAGCTGGATGATGTTGAAGAAGTGGCTCAACCAGACGTCTGGCTCAAGGCGAATCCAAACCTTGGCAAGACAGTCACTTATGAGGCGTATCAGCTGGATGTCGAAAGAGCAGAGAAAGCTCCAGCGTCCAGGAATGACATCCTGGCCAAGCGTTTCGGCATCCCAATGGCCGGATACACCTACTTCTTCACCTACGAGCAGACGATTCCTCATCGAAAGATGAGTTTCTGGTCTATGCCTTGCTCACTTGGCGCAGACCTCTCCCAAGGGGATGACTTCTGTGCGTTCACGTTCATTTTTCCGATGCATAACGGTGCTTTTGGTGTAAAGACAAGAAGTTACATCACAGCACTGACTCTTTCGAAGCTCCCTGTTGCCATGCGGCAGAAGTACGAAGAGTTCATGCGAGAAGGAAGCCTCCATATTCTGGAAGGTAACGTTCTTGATATGATGGAGGTCTACGACGACCTCGATGCCTTCATCATAGAGAATGAGTACGATGTTCGCACATTCGGATTCGACCCATACAACGCGAAGGAATTCGTGACGAGATGGGAGGCTGAGAACGGACCGTTCGGTATCGAAAAAGTGATACAGGGCGCCAGAACTGAGTCAGTTCCTCTCGGCGAATTGAAGATCCTTGCTGAGGAAAGAGCTCTTCTATTCGATCAAGAGCTCATGTCGTTCGCTATGGGTAATGCAATTACCATGGAGGACACGAATGGTAACCGAAAACTCCTCAAGAAGCGGCTCGATGAGAAGATCGACAATGTCGCTGCTATGATGGATGCTTACGTTGCCTACAAGGCCAACAAAGAGGCTTTTGAGTAAGTCTCCCGACCAATGCCATACCTAGGAGGTGATGCGAATGGCTGTGTTGGATCGTTTGAGAGGCGCCTGGAATGCTTTCAGGCACAACGACCAAGAGATAGTTGGATACAACCCGAACATCGGTCCTAGTTACGGCACACGACCAGACAGAATCAGGTTCAACTACTACAACGAGCGGTCGGTAGTCACGGCCATCTACACACGAATGAGCATCGACATTGCTGGCGTTGCTCTTCGACACGTGCAGGTGGATACGAACAACCGATACACTGGCGACGTTCGATCGTCGCTCAACAATGCGCTTACGTTGGAACCGAACCTAGACCAAGGACCACGTGCTTTCCGTCAGGACATCGCAATGACGCTCTTTGATTCTGGAGCTGCTGTGATCGTTCCTGTGGACACGAATCTCAATCCGATCACCAACGAGCGATTCGACATCTTCACGCTTCGAGTAGGCAAGGTCGTTGCTTGGTATCCAAAGCATGTCCGTGTCAGTCTCTACAACGATGCTCGTGGTGAGTTGCAAGAGATCACTCTCGAGAAGCGGTACGTCGCTATCGTCGAGAACCCGCTATACGCCGTGATGAACGAGCAGAACTCAACTCTTCAGAGACTTCTCAGGAAGCTGACGCTTCTGGACACAGTCGACGAACAGTCAAGTTCAGGCAAACTCGACATCATCATCCAGCTTCCGTACGTCATCAAGTCAGAGGCTAGGAAGCAGCAAGCAGAACAGCGTCGGGAAGACATCGAGTTCCAGCTGAAGGGAAGTAAGTACGGTATCGCATACACCGATGCCACGGAAAAGATCACCCAGCTGAACCGCCCGGCGGAGAACAACCTGCTCAAGCAGGTCGAGTATCTAACAACATTGCTGTACAACCAGCTAGGGCTGACTGAGTCCATCATGAATGGAACAGCCGACGAAGCGGCAATGTTGAACTATTACAATCGGTCGATCGAACCCATCGTCTCAGCAATCGTTGAGGCAATGCAGAGGTCCTTCCTTGGGCCTGTCGGCACGATTGCTGGAGAACGAATTCAGTACTTCCGTGACCCCTTCAGACTTGTTCCGTTGTCTCAGATCGCTGAGATTGCTGACAAGTTCAGCAGGAACGAGATCACTTCTCCGAACGAGATTCGCTCGATCATTGGGCTTCCACCGTCTGCAGATCCGAAGGCAGATGAATTGCGGAATAGCAACATGCCGAACCCACAGCCCGCTCAAGAAGTGGCTAGCTCCTAAGAAAGGAAGTCAAAATGGAAGCGGATTTCAGTGGCTACGTCACCAAGGCGGGCCTGAAGTGCTCCGACGGAAGAACCATCCTGGCGAATGCGTTCGCTCACCAGGACAAGATGCAGGTGCCTCTCGTCTGGCAGCACGGACACACTGATCCGGAGAGCGTCCTCGGACATGTCATCCTCGAGCATCGTGAGGATGGCGTCTACGGGTACGGTTTCTTCAACAAGTCGCCCAAGGCTCGGCACGCTGCAGAAGCAGTGGAGCACGGCGATGTGAAGATGATGTCCATCTGGGCAAACGACCTCCTCGAGCGATCGAAGCGAGTCATGCACGGCGTGATTCGTGAGGTCAGTCTGGTGCTTTCGGGCGCCAACCCCGGCGCTCTCATCGAGAGTGTCACGATTCAGCATTCCGATGGGTCGCAAGACACCCTCGAAGACGAGGCCATCATCTACACCGGTCTGGAGTTCGATTCCCTCGAGCTCGAACACGAGGATGAGGAGACCGAGGACGACGTCAAGCACGCCGAGTCCGAAGAGGATGAGGAAGGCGAGACGATCCAGGACGTCTACGACTCCATGACCGAGAAGCAGAAGCAGGTACTCCATTACATGCTCGGAGAGGCATTCTCCGCTGCAGAAGACGATTCCGACAACGAAGCCCAGCACTCCAACACCGACAAGGAAGGTGAAGACATGTCTCGTAGCAACGTCTTCGAGCAGCAGAACAACACTGAGGAGGCCCAGAAGGTCGTCCTCTCGCACTCCGACATCCAGGGCATCGTCGCCGACGCGTCGAAGCTGGGATCGCTGAAGGACGCTGTGGAGAGCTACGCTCTGGCACACGGCATCACCGACATCGATCAGCTGTTCCCCGATGCGCAGTTCGTCAACGGCGCCACCCCCGAGTTCCTGTCTCGGCGGATGGAGTGGGTCGCTGGCGTCCTGAACGGCGCTCGCAAGAGCCCCTTGTCCCGTGTGAAGACGGCGTTCGCCGACATCACCGAGTCCGAGGCTCGTGCGAAGGGTTACATCACCGGTACCCTGAAGAAGGAGGAGTTCTTCTCCGTCACCAAGCGAGTCACCACCCCGACCACGATCTACAAGAAGCAGAAGCTGGATCGTGATGACATGCTCGACATCATCGACTTCGATGTCGTCGCCTGGCTCAAGGGTGAGATGCGGACGATGTTGGATGAGGAGCTCGCTCGAGCCATCCTCGTTGGCGACGGCCGTGACATCGCCGATGAGGACAAGATCAACGAGCAGAACATCCGTCCGATCGCGACCGACCACGAGCTCTACACCACCGTGGTCAACGTCAACATCGACGACGCCAGCTCTTCGGTGACCGAGATCATCGATGCGATCATCCTGAACCGCTCGAAGTACAAGGGTACCGGTCTCCCGACCATGTACACCACCGAGAGCATCATCGCCAAGTTCATGCTCCTCAAGGACACCGTGGGTCGTCGCATCTACAAGAACCTCGATGAGCTGGCCGCCGAGCTCCGTGTGGCTTCGATCGT